TAGTTTGAATAAATATTTATAGGTATTTTGCCATCCCGTGCGCGCTTATATATGGGAGCTATAAGTTTTGCTTATGGTTACTATAAGTTTTAGTTATGGTTATATAGGATGGTCGGATATGGTGCGCCCTCAACTCACCCATCCCACAATTAGCCCCGGCAAATTACCCCCGGCACAATTCCCGGCCATACTATATATATAGTACTCAATTTCATTAGCTATTAATCACCCATCGGCTGCGCGCTTGTTGCACGCTTGTTGCGCTACGCTGTGCTGTGTGCGCTTGCTGTGTGTGCGCTGTGTACTGAGCGCACGCAAGCTGTTGATTGTATGTGTGTAGTGAGAGAGACCACAGGGGGGGGAGGGGTATTGGATTGGGGGAAAATTTTCAGTATCAGCCACCTCTCACAAGAGTAGTAATTGACTTTATTTTGTGTTTGTAGTATCCTCTTAATGAACCAACTACAAAGGAAGAATCATGTTGACACAAGAAAGGCTAAAAGAATTAATGACTTACGATGAAAGCACTGGAATATTCACGCGGATAAAATCTATACAGCGAGCTGGATACAGGGTAAGTGATAAGTTAAATGTTGACGGCTATCTTGCACTTTGCATTGATTATAAACTGTATCTTCAGCACAGAGTTGCTTGGCTATACGTTTACGGTCAGTTTCCTGAAGGCCATTTAGACCACATAAACAGGATTAAGACTGATAACCGAATTATCAATCTTAGAAAGGTTACAGATTTTGAAAACAGACAAAATTGCTTGCCACCACCAAATAATATATATCCAAATGTTCACTGGTTAAGCAGAAAAAATCTCTTTAGGGTTCGCGTCAAGTCTGCAAGAAAGGCATACACTAGATGTTTTAAGTCTTTGGATGACGCAAAACAGTGCTCAGACGAATTTAGAGCAAAATACAAACCGCTGTTCACTGTAGTTTAGACGTATTGCAATTTTAAAAAAAAAGAGGTATATTAAGCTCATGGCAATCACCAAGACACAAGCAGCCCAAGCACGACTAGAACGATCTAAAGAGAACAAGAGGCTGCACAAGGAGGGCAAAAAGGCTTTCGCCTGTCAGAAGGTTGGCACAGATGTCGGCAATAAACAACGTATGGCAGAGTTCAAGGAAAGGCTACTCAAGTCTGCCGTCGGCACTAACATTATCAACAAAATCATAGATATAGCAACAGATGATGCCCACGTTGGTCAGATGGCTGCTCTCAAGATGTGCATAGACAGGATACTGCCTATGTCCTTGTTTGAGGAGAAGAAAGGTGGTGGCGAGCGAACTGCTGTCACTATCACCATTGGTGGGATAGGGGAGGCTCCGATAACTATTGGGGCAGAGCATGAACCACTAACATTGGAGCATGATGGCTGACCTAAACTTCTCTCTCTTGGCGTGGCAAAGGGGCGTACTGTCTGATAAGACACGCTTCAAGGTCGTATGCGCTGGCAGACGCTGTGGCAAGTCACGCCTAGCAGCCGTCACGCTGATAATTGAAGCACTGCAATGCCCCAAAGGCTCCTCGGTCATGTACGTTGCACCCACCATGGGGCAAGCGCGTGTCATTATCTGGGATTTGTTGTTGGATCTTGGAAGGGAGGTGATAACTGCATCTCACATTAACAATCTTGAAATTACGATGGTTAATGGGGCTAAGATTTACATTCGTGGAGCCGATAATCCAGATGCTTTGCGTGGATTATCATTGACTTATGTGGTGTTAGACGAGTACGCCACTATTAAACCTATGGTGTGGGAACAGATAATTCGCGCCTCTTTGAGTGATAAGAAGGGGCGAGCACTGTTCATTGGTACTCCATTCGGGCGAAACCACTTCTATGACATTTATCAGTTGGGCGATAGTGGCGAGGATGACGAGTGGAAGTCTTGGCACATGACAACTGAGGATAATGAGCTTATTGACCCAGAGGAAATTGAGAAGGCGCGTCGCACCATGTCATCTTTTGCCTTTAAGCAAGAGTACATGGCTTCATTTGACAACGCTGGCACCAATATATTCCGTTCGGAGTGGGTAAAGTATGGTAGTGTCGAGCCAGAAGGCTCTTGGTTCATGGCGATTGACTGTGCCGGCTTCGAAAGTGTGTCAAGTCAGGCCAGTGCCTCCAAAAAACGCTTGGATCAGACGGCCATTGCGATAGTTAAGGTGTCTGACGATGGCAAATGGTGGGTAAAGAACATAGAATACGGCAGATGGGACATAAGAGAGACTTCTGTTAGAATTTTAAAGAATATACGCGAATACAGACCCCAAGTTGGCATAGAAAAGGGTACAATGATGAACGCTGTCATGCCGTACTTGACAGACTTGATGAGAAAGAATAACATATACGCACACATTTATCCCCTAAGTCACGGAAATCGCAACAAAACTGACAGAGTGGTGTGGGCTTTACAGGGGATGTTCGAACACGGTAGAATCACGCTTAACGGTACTGGCATGAAGTCAAAAGATTCATGGCAGAGTGTTTTTTTGGACGAATATCTTATGTTCCCCACGAAAAACGTGCATGATGACCTTATTGATGCTCTTAGCATGGTTAGTCAGATGGCTGTCACAACTTATCGTGGTGGAGCAGACGATGATGCGCCAGAATATGAGCCATTAGATATTATAAGCGGCATATGATGTTGTATTTAAAGGGGATAAGATAATGGTTCAATGGAAAAAACTAAGGATTACTGCTACTGGATTGGTCGCTGGCATCGGGGCTGGTAATACTTATGGAGGAATTATCACTCAGGCAGTAGGGACAACAACAACCATCGCGGTGTATGACGATACGTCTGCCGTGACTGCCAGTTTGATAACCCCAGTGACAGCGACAGCCACAACTAACGTAGCTGGAGTCTTTACACCATGTATCGGCAGTTCAGTTGGCACTTTGGTGTCAGTACCAGCAATGACTGCTGGAGTTGTACTGGATAAAGGACTGTTTATCACTGTTGGCGGTACAGGATCACCTACATTCTTAGTTCTCTACCGATAGGCAGTCACAATGCAAAATAACGAGGATGATCCACTGGTTGAGTCAAAATATGACGAGCCAAGTGAGAACGACAAGGAATTATTGGCATTTATCATAGACCATACAGATAGATGGCGAGATTACCGCGACCAGAACTTCTCAGATGACTGGTTGAAATACGAGCGCATCTTTCGTGGAGTCTGGGCAGCAGAAGATAAGCAGCGACAGTCAGAACGATCTAGAATCATATCTCCAGCAACTCAGCAAGCAGTAGAAACTCGCCATGCTGAAGTCATGGAGGCTATCTTCGGTCAGGGAGAGTTCTTTGACATTGAGGATGACCTTCAAGATGTGAATGGCACTGCTCTTGACATTGAAAAGCTAAAGAAACAGCTTTACGAGGATTTTGCACAGGACAAGATACGCAAATCCATTGACCAAATTGAGTTGATGGCAGAGATTTACGGCACAGGCATTGGCGAAATTGTCATTTCTACGGAAAAGACATACACACCAGCCACAGTTGCTATGGATGCCCAACAAGCCGCCTATGGAGTCAAAGAAGGCGAAAGATTCTCAGTAAGACTCAATCCAGTTAACCCCAACAGCTTTATTTTTGATCCAAACGGAGTATCTATAGATGACTGCATGGGTATTGGTATTGAAAGATATGTTTCTATTCATAAGATTATGTCTGGCATTGCTTCTGGCAAATATCGTAATGTGGATATTGATTCCATGTATCGAGACAATAGCCTCGAAGCCAGTCAGCAAAAAAACGACTTCAAAGACAACAAAGTCCTAACGCTAACCTACTATGGTTTAGTTCCGAAGGAATATCTACAGCCAGACGATGAAGGCGAACTTACTGACACCAAGGACGAAAACGAAGAAGAAGATAAGTACAGCGATTCAGTAGAGGACTACACTGACATGGTGGAAGCTATCATTGTCATTGCTAATGGCTCCATGATACTGAAAGCAGAGGAATCGCCCTACATGATGAAGGATCGCCCTGTCATCTCTTATCAGGATGACACTGTTCCTAATAGATTGTTGGGACGAGGCACAGTCGAGAAGGCGTTTAATATGCAGATGGCTATAGATGGCTCCATGAGGTCGCATATGGACAGCCTAGCCCTAACCACTGCACCCATGATTGGAGTAGATGCTACACGGCTACCTCGCGGTGCGAAGTTTGAAGTCAAGCCAGGCGGTCAGTTCCTAACCAACGGCAATCCAGCAGAAATTCTGTTCCCATTTAAGTTTGGCGTATCAGACGGTCAGTCTATGGAGGTCAGCAAGGAATTTGAACGTATGTTGCTCATGGCAACCGGCACAACAGATGCAAGTGGCGGTGTTTCGCCAGTATCACGCGACATGGGTGGTCTGGACATGGCTACCGCTACCATGATTAAAAAGTACAAACGAACTCTGGTGAACTTCCAAGAGGACTTCCTTATACCGTTCATTAACAAAGCATCTTGGCGGTATATGCAGTTCTCGCCAGAACGCTATCCTTCATTGGATGTCAAATTCTTGCCGACAGCAACGCTAGGTATCATTGCGCGTGAGTATGAGCAGAAGCAACTAGCATTTATGATACAAACACTTGGAGCGCAATCTCCAATCACACCAATCCTTATGAATGGCATACTCAAGAACTCCTCTCTATCGAATAGAGAAGAAATGCTTGAACAACTTGCCAAACAGTCAGCACCTAACCCAGAGCAAGAGCAAGCTGCACAAGCTGCTGCAATGGCTGATGGTATGCTCAAACAAGCACAAGCTGCTGAATTGAACGCAAAAGCTA